CATATCAGAACAGAGAAACATAGGAAATGGCCCATTCCTTGCTAGAATTGTCAGCCATCTCGATCCAACATTTATGGGTAGTCTTGAGGTTACTCTTTTAAGACATCAAGCAAATATCGCCAGTGATGATACACAGACATATATTGTTCGCTGCGCAAGTCCATTCTTTGGATATACTGGATTTGAATTTATGGGTCAAAATACAGCGACCACCCAGCGTACACAAGGCGAACAGGCACTAAATCAACAAGGGGTTGCTGGTGCTAGCACAATTGATGCTTTTAATGATACACAAAAAAGTTATGGTATGTGGATGGTTCCGCCAGATGTTGGTGTTAACGTTCTTGTGGTTTTCATAGACGGAGATCCAAGCCAAGGCTATTGGATAGCCTGTGTTCCTAGTAGATTTGCTAACCATATGGTTCCTGCTCTTGCAGGATCAACAGAAGTTGATCTAGATAGTGCAGATAAACAAAAATTAAATTGGCCAAATAAAGCAACAGGCTTAAAAATGCCATTACCAGTGGCAGAAGTTAATAGACGATTAAATCAGAAAGAACAAAATAGTGACGTTGACAAAATTAAAAAACCACTACACCCTATTGCTGAAAAATTTTTAGAGCAAGGGCTATTAGAGGATGATGTTCGAGGGGTTACAACATCGAGCAGTAGACGAGAAGCACCGAGTATGGTATTTGGTATTTCAACGCCAGGACCTCTTGATAGAAGACAGGGTGCTAAAAAAGCTAAGGTAGGAACTTTACAAAGTCCGTCGCCTTCTCCGGTTCCGGTAAGTCGATTAGGTGGAACAACCTTAGTTATGGACGACGGCGATGATAGATATCGTAGAGAAACATCTGCAGGTGCAGGGCCAGTAAAATACATAGACGTAATCGCTGAAAAAGATAAACCTTCTCAAGGTGATCCAACGATTCCATATAATGAATATTTCCGTGTAAGAACTAGAACCGGACATCAGATATTGATGCACAATTCAGAAGATTTAATTTATATTGGAAATGCTAAAGGAACAACATGGATTGAATTAACGTCAAACGGCAAGATTGATATCTATGCTCAAGACAGCATTAGCATTCATACAGAGAATGATTTGAACATCAAAGCCAATAGAGATATCAATTTGGAAGCTGGTCGAAATATCAACATAAGATCAGAAATTGGTCGACTTCATATGGATGTTGCCACAGACTGGAAAGTTACTGTAGGACAAAATAATAAAATTACAGTTGGTAAAGATTGTGAACATGTAGTTGGCGGTAATACAAAAATCACCACTTCAGAAAATTTTGATTTAGGCAGCGGCGGCTATAATAGATTTACAGCCAGCGGAAATACAGATATACGCAGCGGCGGTAATCATACTGAATCTGCAGCCAGGATCGATATGAACGGACCGTTAGCACAAGCAGCAGTTCAAGCAGTTGAAATAACTCCGCTAAATCTACATGCTAATCCAAGTACCAGCACACAAAATGGTTGGGATGCCAAATATCAGGGTGGAAATATTGCCAGCATTATGAAACGTATTCCAATGCACGAACCTTGGGTTCTGCATGAAAATCAAACCCCTCAATTTTTAACACCAACAAATACAGATAGAGAAATCTAGGAGTGACATATGGCCAATAAACTTTACAATCAAAAAGTCGTAGCAGTAAACAAAGCATCTGTTGGCGATAAAGGCGGAGTTTTTACCTATAAAGGATTTAGTTCTAAAGAAGTTAATCGTAACTATAAACTTTATGATATTGATCTAGTGAAACAAGATTTGATCAACCATTTCTATATTCGCAAGGGTGAAAAATTAGAAAACCCGGAGTTTGGCACAGTAATCTGGGACATGATTTTTGAACAGTTTACAGAAGATGTTAAAAATATTATTGCTAAAGACGTTGAAGAAATTATTAATTATGATCCAAGAATCATAGTAAATGAGGTTCAAGTTGATAGCACTGATCAAGGTATAAGGATTGAAGCCAACATTACTTACATACCGTTCAATATTAATGAACGTATGACGTTTGACTTTGATAAAGACAATTCTATCATAAACTAAGCACTTTATTTTGCTTGATAAATATGATATAGGAAATAACAAATGACCACTACAAGTAGACAAAATAACCTAATACTCAACGAAGATTGGACACGTATCTATCAGACATTTAAAAATGCTGATTTTAAATCATACGATTTTGAAAATCTACGTCGAGTAATTATATCATATCTAAGAGAAAATTATCCTGAAGATTTTAACGACTATATTGAATCATCAGAATACATGGCACTCATTGATGCTATTTCTTTCTTGGGTCAAAGTTTAGCCTTCCGTTTAGATCTAGCGTCAAGAGAAAACTTTTTAGAATTAGCAGAACGTAAAGAATCTGTATTACGTCTAGCTCGTATGTTAAGTTACAATGCTAAACGTAATGTGTCAGCTAGTGGTCTACTTAAATTTTCTACAATATCAACAACAGAATCTTTAATAGATAGCAACGGAAAAAATTTAGCTAACCAAGTAATCCAATGGAATGACCCAACTAACACAAACTGGTTAGAGCAATTTCTTACAGTATTAAATTCTGCAATGGCAGATAATACAGAATTTGGTCGCAGTCAAGGTAATGCTATCATACAAGGAATTCCCACAGAACAATATAGATTTCGAACAATATCACAAGATGTTCCAATCTATACATTCAGTAAAACTGTTGCCGGTCGAGGAATGGTATTTGAGATAGTTTCAACATCATTCAAAAGTAGTGAATCTATATACGAAGAACCACCTGTGCCAGGAAACCAGTTAGGATTTGTTTATAGAAATGATGGCAGCGGTCCAGGATCACCAAACACAGGATTTTATTTGATGTTCAAGCAAGGATCGTTAGAACTTGCCGACTTCAGTATTACTGTTCCAACAACTAATGAAAAAGTATCTGTAGACAGTACAAATATTAATAATGATGACGTGTGGTTATTTAAAGTGGGCTCATCTGGAACACAACAAGACCAATGGACTAAGGTGTCAAATCTTATTGGCAATAACATCGCTTACAACAGTTTATCACAGGATATTAGAAATATTTTTGCTGTACAAACAGAAGAAGATGATCGAATTGATCTAGTATTTGCTGATGGCGTTTATGGTAATTTACCACAAGGGAGTTTCCGTGTTTATTATAGAGTAAGTAATGGTTTATCATATACTATCGCCCCAAACGAACTACGTGGCATTAATATTTCCGTTCCATACGTTAATAAATCTGGAACAGAACAAACAATCACTATCGGGTTAGCATTACAAGCAACAGTAGCTTCTAGTGCTGCAACTGAAGATATTGACACAATTCGTATAAATGCCCCGGCACAATATTATACACAGAATAGAATGATTACAGGTGAAGATTACAATCTTGCACCGTTGGCAAGCTCACAAAATATTTTAAAAATAAAAGCAGTTAATAGAACATCAAGCGGCATTAGTCGTAACTTTGAAATTATTGATGCCAGTGGAAAATATTCTAGTGTGAACATTTTTGCCGACGACGGCTTTGTCTATAAAGAAGAAATAGAATCGCAGATCAATTTCAAATACAGTAGCAGAGTTGACGTAGTTAATACTATTAGAAATATTATAGAACCGGTATTCACTGAAAAGGATGTTTACAATTTTTATCTTACAAAATTTGATAAGGTATTCTTTACAGATGAAAACTCTGTATGGCAACAAAGCACATCAGACGTTAATATAACTACCGGTTATTTTAAAAATATTGTTGACAATACTTTATTAAAAGTAGGATCGTATTCTACCAGCCCTTTAAAATATCTCTCATTTGGGGCATTAATTAAATTTGTCCCCCCAACAGGATATGCGTTTAAGAAAGGAGCATTGGTTGTTGCTAGCCCAACAGACGCCGGTCAAACAGATCGAATCTGGACCAAAGTTATTAAGGTAGTTGGTGACGGTACTAACGCAGGAAGAGGTGCGTTAACTAGCGGATTAGGTCCTGTAACATTTAATGATACGGTACCAAGCGGTGCTATAGCTAAACGAATTATTCCTAAATTTGTAACAGATTTGCCACCAGCACTTGAAACTGAAATTGTTAATCAAATACTACAGAATTTAAATTTTGGATTGCGCTATGATGTAGTTACAGCATCTTGGAATATTATCACAGCATCTAACCTTAATCTAACAGACTCGTTCAGTCTTGGTAAAGAAGGCGATACTAGTAATGTTAATCTTGACTCATCATGGACAGTTGCGTTCATTAAAGAAGTTGATCAATATGTTGTAAGAATACGAAAATTAAGTTATAGATTTGGTAGTGTAGAACAAAACAGATTTTATTTCGATAGTGCTGAAAAGCAATATAACGATCAATTAGGCAAAGTGGTCAAAGACCATGTCAAGGTATTAGGCATTAACACAGCCGCCGACGGTGTAAATCTTTTAAGAAATGAATTTTCATTTGAAATTTACGATACAATTAAATTTGAAGATGGGTACGAAAGTTCTGTTGAGATTGAAGTTGCATTCTCTGATACAGACGACGACGGTGTGGTTGATAATCCAGAATCTTTTGAACAGATCGTGGGTGAGGATACAGATTTAAATTATCTATTCTTCCAAAGTATTACAGATACAACAGGAGAAACAATCACTAGATTAATTGATAGTGATACAGTTAAAATATATCAGTTAGAATCTCAAGTAAACATTAACGATGAAGAAAACGGACAATTAATATATTTCTATGATGTTAATGAAGATAGAGTTAAGAGGGTAAACAAAACTACAAATACTTTAGATCTAGAAACAGAGTATAAAGGTGTTATAGGTAGAGATGCATTAAAATTCCAATACACTCACAACGCTAATGTAGATCGAAGAATAGATCCAAGTGTAAGTAATATCATTGATATATACCTATTAACAAGAAGTTACGATGAAGCTTACAGAGTATACTTGGCCGGAGGTACTTTGGTTGAACCAACTGCGCCATCCAGTGATAACCTGAGAATCACATTTGGCACTACACTTGACGCTATTAAAGCAATCAGCGATGAAATCATATATCATCCGGTGAAATATAAAGTATTGTTTGGATCAGTAGCTGAAGAGAAGTTAAGAGCACAATTTAAAGTAGTTAAAAATCCAACACAATCTATTAATGATAACGATTTGAAAGTTAGAATTGTTTCAGCCATTAATGAATTTTTTGATATTAATAATTGGGACTTTGGTGATAGATTCTATATCAGTGAATTGATCACATATATTTTAAATCAGACAGCACCGGATATTAGTAATCTTATTATTGTTCCTAGGCAATCAAGTCAGGAGTTTGGTAGTTTATTTGAAATACAAAGTACTCCTGATCAATTATTAATCAGTGGTGCAACGGTAGACGACATAGAAATAGTATCCGCGATAACTGCATCAGAAGTTAGAGCTTCCGCAACCAGCATAGTAACGACAACATAATATGGCAAATGATAAATTCCCTAAGAGTGGGTTACCAATAAGAAAAACGGTTGACCTATTACCGGCAACTTTTAGATCAGAGTCTAACGACAAGTTTATGTCGGCAGTTGTTGATCCATTAGTTCAACCTGGTGTTCTTGAAAAGATAGTTGGATATGTAGGTCGTAGATTTGGTAAAACTTATGGCGGTACTGATGTTTATCTAGACTCTGACGAAACACTAAGAAGTAGATATCAGCTCGAACCTGGTGTAGTTATTAAAGATAACAACGGCAACGTAGAAAAATTTTACGATTATATCGATTTCAAGAATCAATTAAAGTTTTTTGGTAACAATGTAGAACGTGATGATCTAACCACAGCACAAGAACACTTTGCATGGAATCCACCAAAACACTGCGACAAATATGTAAACTTTCTAGAATGCTATTGGATACCAGAAGGTCCTCCTCCTGTTGACGTATTTGGGCAATCTGATAAAATAGTCACCCAATACCAAGTAACATTAGGAGCTACTGGCAATTCTTATATTTTCTCTCCTAATTATACTAATGCTAGTTATATTAATAATCCCACATTAACTTTCTATAGAGGAGCAACCTACAAATTTAGAGTTATCTGTCCTCAAGAAGGATTTGTAATTAGATCAAATTATGATACAGGATCCCTATTGTTAAACCCAAATAGAGCGTATCAGCCAGGAGAATTGGCGGTATATGACAATAAACTTTGGAAAGCCAAAGTATTTGTTGCTCCCGGTGATGGAAGTAGTATCGATGCAGATAGCCAAGATTGGGAATTTGTAGAGATTGCTACATCTACTTCAGTTTTAGACTATAATGATGGAGTAACCAACAACGGTGTAGAAAATGGATTTATGGATTTTACAGTTCCATATAATGCTCCCGATGTACTCTATTATCAAAGTAAAGTTACTCCTGATAGATTTGGTCGTATTATTATCGCAGATATTGAAGCCAACACATTTGTAGATGTTGAAAAAGAAATTATTGGCAAGGCAACGTATACTAGTGGTAATGGTGTTAAATTTACCACGGGTCTTATTGTTGAATTCAAAGGTAATGTAACTCCTGCAAAATATGCTAAAGGTCGATATGTAATTGAAAACGTTGGTGCTAAAATCAATGTGGTCAATTGGGACGATCTGGTAATTCCAAGATTATCCAAAGTCGTACCCGAAGTAACATTTGATGATGGTGGATTTGATACCGGACCATTTGATGATGCTACGGCCTATCCATCAGAAAAAGATTATCTTGTAATCAGTCGTGATAGTATTGATCTCAATCCTTGGACCAGATATAATCGTTGGTTTCATCGAGCTGTATTAGATTATGCCTACGGTTTGCGAGGACAAGAATTTACAGCACCAGAAGAGGCAAGAGCGAAACGACCAATTTATGAATTTCTACCAGGTATACAACTATTCAATCATGGAAGAATTGCCAAAGAAACTGTTGACTACATCGACACCTATACTGACGATATACTTTCCAAAATTGAAGGTAGTGCAGGCTATAGTGTCGACGGTGAAGAATTGTTTGAAGGTGCAAGGCTTTTAGTAGTTGCAGACACAGACGATCTAACCAATAACAAAATATATGAAATACAATTTATAGTACACAACGGCAAGAACCAAATCCATTTAGCTGAAACAGAAGACACTGTTTCTAAAGAAGGTGAATGTGTATTAATACGTCGTGGAACAAATAATCAAGGACTAATGTTCCACTTCAATGGAACCGCCTGGGTTAAGAGTCAAGAAAAAACTAAAGTAAATCAACCTCCGTTATTTGATGTATATGATGAAGATGAAGTAAGTTTTTCAGATACTACTAAGTATCCAGATTCTACATTTGCTGGATCTGAGATTGTTGGCTATAAGGTTAACCCCAATGGCATACCGGATCCTGAATTAGGAATTAAATTAACATTTCTTAATATTGATAATATTGGTGACGTTGTACAACATTTTAATTGGGACACTGATACATTCACATATAGAGACGGTAATAATGTAATCACTAAACGTATTGCCACAGGATACTATTATCTAGATCCTACTGGCGGATATGGCGGATGGGGCAATGGGTGGACACCGTTATCATCAAAATACACGATGCCAATATTAGACAGTGTTAAAATTACATCGACGACAAATACATTTACTATTGATACTGTTGATTGGACTCTTCTTCCGAACGATGATGAGTTTGCAATTAGATTCTATGTAAACGGAGGTATTTACAAAGGACCCTATGTCAGGACTCGCGGAACATTTACCTTTACTGAAAGAACATTTAAAGAAAATGACATCATAACCATAAAGGTAGTTGCCAACGTAGAACCAAAATCTGGTTACTATCAGATACCGTTAGGATTAGAAAAGAATCCATTAAATGCACCGGTGGCACAATGGACACTAGGTCAAGCAGCTGACCATTTAAATTCCGGATTAGATTTTAACACATTGTGGTCAGGGGTTGTTCCCGGTCTTAACGACCTCCGTGATATTCCTTTCGACGAATTTGGCCAACCGTGGAATACATATAGTACTCGTTATCTACATCATTCTGGAATTACACCATTAGCGATTGCATTGCTATGTGATAAAACAACTAATATTGTTAAAGCATTACAATATTCTAAAAAATCATACACAGATTTTAAAAATAACTTTGTAGCAAAAGCTATAGAATTACCGTATAACGAAAATATTCCAAACTTTGTTGATGATATTATTTCTAATTTAAGTAGAACGAAGAATATTAATAGTCCTTTCGCCGACAGCGATATGGTTGGTAGTGGAGCATATACATCTATTAATTATACTGTTGAAGATACTGGAATTAAAATATTTGCATTATCAACAAGATTTGTATTAACTGAATTAAGTCGACGTGCAGTATATGTCTATATAAATGGAACACAATTATTACACGGAAAAGATTACGAATTTAATGGAACATTTGGCTTTGTAACTATTCTCAAATCATTAAATGAAAACGATCTAGTAGATATTAGAGAATATGTTTCAACAGCATCGTGTAATATTCCATCAACCCCATCAACTTTGGGATTGTATAAAAAGTATACTCCGATGAAATTCGTTGATGATACATATCGCGAACCTAAGGAAGTCATCCAAGGACACGATGGTAGCATCACTATTGCCTATGGTGACTTCCGTGATGATCTGTTGTTGGAATTAGAATATAGAATTTACAATAATATCAAGACAGAATATAATGCTAAGGTATTTGATATCGACGCAACTATTGGCGGATATTACGGTAATGCTCTATTCAACAGAGAAGAATTAAATGATGTAATTAATCCAGAATTTTTAAAATGGGTTCAAAATACAAATATTAATTATACCTTAAATGAATATTTTATAGAGTATGAACCTTTCACATACACCTATACTAATATGTCAGACCCAACCGGCACACAAAACTTGCCAGGATGGTGGAGAGGTGTATACAAATGGTTCTATGACACAGATCGCCCACATCGTTGCCCATGGGAAATGTTAGGCTTCTCAGAACAACCAACATGGTGGGAAGCACAATACGGTGCTGCACCTTATACCAGCAACAATCTAATCTTATGGGAAGATTTGCGTGATGGAGTTATCCGTCAAGGAACAAGAGCAGGTCGGTATGACAGATATAAACGTTCATCATTGATGAGTCATTTACCGGTCGACGGTGACGGTAAATTATTAAGTCCGTTAGATTCTGGACTAGCTAGAGATTTTGTTTTATTGAATAATCGAGGATCATTTACATTGGGTGATGTATCACCGGTTGAATATGCTTGGCGATCAAGTTCTGAATGGCCTTTTGCTATAGCTATCGCAATGTGTCTGTTAAAACCATTTGATTTTATCGCTAATAGTTTTGACAGATCTACAACTAGAAAAAATAAATTAAATCAAACTATCAATAAAACCACAGGAACATTTGTTACTCTTGAAGATCTTATTATTCCTGAAACAGCAGGAACGCAAGCAGCAGGTTTAGTAAATTATCTAGTCAGCTATGTTAAATCTAAAAATTTATCATTAGATATTCTGTCTAATAATATTAAAAATCTATCAGTTCAGATGTCTACAAGATTAAGTGGATTTGTAGATAAAGAACAACAAAAATATCTATTAGATACTAAGAGTCCTCAATCAGCAACTAGTGGAATTTTTATTCCTCCTGAGAATTACGATATTGTATTCAATGTCAGCTCTCCTGTTAAGATTTTAACCTATAGTGGGGTATTGCTAGAAAAAACAGAAGGCGGATGGATACTCAACGGATATGATGATGTATTACCATATTTT